ATACAAAGTATTTCTTTCCACATCTAATAAATTTTTTCTTGAATCATAACACTCAAGGAGATCTATACCTTTGACTCTTGCTGTGTTAATAATGGTTAAGTATTCATTATCTGAATTAAATATACCATCTTCCTCCGAATAAGATGCAGTCTTAATAGGTATGTTACATTTAACTCCAAATTCTCTGTAATCCTCTGGACTCATCATTCTATCTCTAGTCATATTTAATAATTTAAAACACAAAGAATGAATAGTTCTAAAATAAACTAAATCATGTTCAGGACTTAATTCAAATTTTTGTGCAGCTCTTGTTGCAGCTTCTGTTGCAGCTTTTTTACTAAAAGAAAAATAACCTATTTCTCTTGGTTTAATTCCTTGTTTAATAAATTCATCTACCAAGTTTAACAACGTTGTTGTTTTTCCAGTTCCTGGTGGTCCTAGTATTATTGTTTTCATATTTTTTTAACCTCCTTTCTAATATTTTTTTTTGTAATTTTGTTTTATCTAATTCTTCTTTTAATAATCTGTATTTTAAAAACCAGTTTATTCCTATCATTAAAAATGTTCCTCATGATATTTAACTTGTGATATAGATGCATCAATCTTCTTCATAGTTTTAATCTTAACAAGTCTAGGTTCTTGACCTTTAATTTTCATTCTAGTTTCTTCTACAAAGATTTTATCTTCTTTCAAAGATTTAATTAAATTACCTGTTTTAGATTTATCCATTTCCCAATGATTCTTTTTACAAAAGTTGTAAAAGTCTTCCATTCTAAAATAAGTAAATTCTCTTTTGTCATCTGTATATGGAAGTTTATTAAAGACATCTTCCATTGTTCTTGCATTCTGTCTATTGGTTGTCCAATCTTGCAATAGTGAAATTATTTGATTTTTAGGATCCAATGATTCTAAAGGTTCTACTGTTTCCATTCTCTCTATTAATGGTTTTAAATAGAATTCTCTCCAATCTTTATCTTTTAATTTAGGTATAACAAGATCTGCTTTTTCAAGTAATGCAATAGAGAACATAACTGGATTTGCTAAATGTTCTGTTTTTAATTCTACTCTTCTTAAAGTTTCTCCTTCACCTACATTTAAAAAATACTGTGGCGGATTAGAATTATATTTCATTAAATTACTTAACAAAGGCATAGCATCTTCTTCAGAACCTACACCAAATTTTTTAGTTCTACATAGGGATGCATTACAAACATCTACAATTGGTGGAAGTTTACATCTATATTTATCGTAACCTTTTTTACCAACTGATTTTAATAACTGTTGTACTTCACTATTACTTAATGGTTTTGTCATGTATTTAAGATTAGCTTCGACGACTTTATCTTGCCAAGTATCTGGATCTGATTGTTTAAAATATATGGCAATATTAAACAATGCATTGTTCCTAGATCCTTCGCTAAAGCCATCGCGAGCTAATCTATTTAAACATGGAGGCCCATCTTTAAATGCTTCTTCTATTTTTTCTTCTTTGATTTCAATTTTCTCAACTTCTTCCCTGCTGCACGCATAAACATCATAGAGCTTATAAAATTCCTCAAGTGACACAGCGGAGCCATTATCGTCGAAAGCATATCTTAATCCTTTGGTTTGGTTATGGTAGGGAAGATTTAAAAAATTACCTGTGTCCCCACGTTCTACAAGTATTTCAATTTGTTTAGGAAATATTTCAACACCTGAATATCCTAATGCATCTGAAATTTTTTTAAGCGTAGACTGCATCAAAGATGCAGGTATAAATTCTTTTGTAAATAAAAATATATGTGCTCCACCAGATTTTGATCTGAAGACTATAAGTGGAAGTTTTAAACTTCTTATTTTTTGTATTAAGTTCTTGTGCTCAAGATTATATTGATCAACATCAATACAACCCCACTTACAATTATTAGATTCATTAATGGGAATAATACCCAAAGCAGGATCAATACCATTAAGATGGTCTTCCCAAAGGTTATCCGTGACCGGTTTTCTAACAATGAATGCTTTTCCTTTTTGTTTTCCATTTTCTCCACGTTCGCCTTTTTGATACTGTCCATATGCTGTTTGAAACCCAGCAAATATTTCTTTAAATTTTTCTTTCATAACTTACCATATTTGTGGGGCCCGTATTACCGAGCCCCGTTTCTTGATTAATCTAGAACGGCACGTTCTCGATTATCTTATCTTCTACATCAGCTCTTGTTTGCACCGATCCTTTTTTGACATCACTAGAAAATCCTTTTGCACTTAAGTACAAAGATTTATCTTTTGTGTCTAGAATTCGATCTTGTGTTACAACCCAACCGTACCAACTACCTTTATCATTTTTCTGTAGGTTAGATGATAAGTTGTATACAACACCATGCATTGGAGGAACTGCAAATCCACCTTTACCGTCAGAAATCTGAACAGTTTTCATCATTGCGTTCCACTTCTTGCTTACATTTAGCTGCGTTGACTTCATGGTAATTAAAGCTGGAGTATAACCACCCGCTTTAGTTCCTACCATTACATAGTAAGAAGCAGTTTCTTCTAAATAGTTACCATTAGGTAATCTAATTTTAGATCCTTCTCTCTTACCTGTAGCTATCACTGGACTGTTAGGTGAGTGGAGTGCAATCGGAGCTGCAGATCCTTCTCCTCTTTCAGACCATTCTGGATAGTCTTTCTTATAGTAACAAGGAATAACTTTAATTCCTATTTTACCATCATACAGTTCATTCGTAACTGTATTATATATGTTACCTGGTTTAGCACCTGTAACATATTTAGAATCACCTTCAGTTACCTGTGGTGATAGTTGACCAAGTATTCTTATGAAAGGTAACGCAAGATCATTCTGCGTCATGTTTTCAAAACCTTTGTCTAGATCATCTCCAAACAAAGCTACTGAACCATTAGTCAACGATTTTTGTACCATCGCTTCATTAGCCATTATTCATTCTCCATTATTTTCGGGTTATTTTAGTTGTGTCTTTAATCCAAGTACTAAAGACTTCAGAAGGCATGTCGAGCCCGGACTCGACACGCTCCTGAAATAAAGCTGTCAAAGTGTTCCAAGCCACATCAGATTTCTGATTTGGTTCAAAACCGTTTGACGCCGCAAGGTCCAACAATTGTTGTGCCTTGTCATCTTCGCCACGACCGAACGTAACAGAGACATTATTTTTAATAATATCTCCAAGTCCGTTCTCACGAAGCCATTTATAAGCATCTTCCCTTCTTGTATCATCTTTGGGAAGAGTACATCTGTATTCTCTTTTGACTGTTACAGATGAACCATCAGCTAATTTCAAAGAACTTAAACCTTGTTCTGCAAGCAGTTCAGGTATAACTCGTTCACTAATATCTCTTGCCATTGCTTTTAGATTACTGACATGTTCTTCAGCTCTGTTAATGTCATCCTCTAAATCTTTTAATTTTTTACATTGGTCTGCTATTGTAGTTACTTCTACATTATCTAAAAGATCTGTAGAATCTTCTAGCATCATATTTTTTACATCGTCACTCATATTTATCCTTTCTGATAGAGATCAAATTCAATTGGGTAATATTTAAACTCTCTACGATCCCATTTCAAGAGGTTAAATTGGCCATTGGTCATGTCACTTGCTATAGCACAGGAAATACCAATGACCGCCGGATCTCCTGTAAGCAATATATAATCTTGATTTGTAAAATCTTTCAAGTTTTTTCGCATCTTAAAAACGAAAGGTGCGGCATTAAATGCAACTTGATCAAAGTAAGCAAGACATATAACTAAATATCCAAAATTAGATGCGCTTAATATATTTATATTAGCTGGTGGATGTTGTAATACATACACGAAATTTTCTTTAGGATTATCTCTCTTAAATTCTAAAAACTCTGTAAGACTCTTGTCTTTATATAATTCAAATATTTTATTTTTCATTCTATTTTCTCTCTTGACAAAGTATATAATGATCCTTATTTATAATGTCAATAGAAAGAATTAAATTATTTTATGGTAAGAAATTATAGATTTAAAACCAAGCCGTATGAGCATCAATTAGTTGCTTTAGAAAAATCTTGGGATAAAGAAGAGTATGCATATTTTATGGAAATGGGAACTGGTAAATCAAAAGTTCTTATTGATAATATTGCTATGTTGTATGACAAAGGAAAAATAAATGCGGCGATGATTATAGCACCAAAAGGTGTTTATAGAAATTGGTTATCTTCAGAAATTCCTACACATTTACCTAGCCATATACAATATAAAAGTGTACTATGGACAGCTTTAACATCCAAAACAAAAGATAAAGAGTATCAATCTTTGTTTGAAACAGACTATAACCTTCACATCTTTATTATGAATGTTGAGGCGCTATCAACGCCAAAAGGTTTAACCTTTGCGCGTAAATTTCTATCATGCCACAATACTTTAATTGCTGTAGATGAATCTACAACTATTAAAACCCCTAAAGCTGCACGTACTAAAAATATTGTAGGTATTGCAAATCTTGCAAAATACAGAAGAATATTAACAGGATCTCCTGTAACAAAATCACCCCTAGATTTATATACACAATGTAAATTTCTTAATGAAGATTTATTGGGATTTGCTTCTTATTATTCTTTTCAAAATAGGTATGCTTGCATGGTAGATAAATGGTTTGGTGGTAGAAAAGTATCTGTTATTAAATCATATCAAAGATTAGATGAATTATCTAAAATAATAGAACCTTTTTCTTACCGTGTATTAAAAGAAGATTGTTTAGATTTACCTGATAAAATTTATATTAAAAGAGAAGTAGAATTAACTGATGAACAATTAAAATTATATCAATCCATGAAACTTGTTGCCATGGCTGCTTTAAATGGCAAAGTAGTTAAAGCTCCTCATGTTCTTACGCAAATGATGAGACTACACCAAATTACTTGCGGTCATTTAAAAACAGAATCAGGAGAAATAATTAATATTAAAAATAATAGAATTAATGAGTTATTAAATGTATTAGAAGAAGTAGAAGGTAAAGTTATTATATGGGCTAATTATATTCATGACATTGAAAATATAGTTGAAGCTATTAATAAAGAACATGGAAATGATTCTGTTGTGCAATATTATGGAGCAATTGAATCAGATCAAAGACAAAAAGCTATAGAGAAATTTCAAGATCCACGATCCCCGGTCCGATTTTTCGTGGGTAACCCACAAACAGGCGGGTATGGTATTACACTAACAGCCGCTAGTACTGTTATATATTATTCTAATGGATATGATTTAGAAAAGAGATTGCAATCAGAGGATCGCGCGCACAGAATAGGTCAGAAAAAATCAGTAACTTATATTGATCTAATTGCGGAAAAGACTGTTGATGAAAAAATCGTCAAAGCTCTCCGCAAAAAGATTAATATTGCTTCTGAAGTATTAGGTGAAGAATTAAGATCTTGGATTTGATTTTAAAGTTTCTAATACGTCTTTTTGCCAGTCTTTTACAAACTGTTCTGCGTTCTTGAAGTAGTTATTCCAGAACTCTTTTACTTGACTATATGTAAACATATTTGTCTCCTTTGTTTATGTTGCACTGCAACATATATAGAGATTAAATATTAATTTTCAAGTACTGATTTTTCTCTTGAGATATGGCCAAGAACTGTACCTTTATGAATACCTTCTTTAATAGTGTAACCTGAAGTTCCATTACCGTTGATTTCAACTTCTTTACGGCTTTTCATTAATATATTATTTTTCATTGTTATTTCTTTTTCTGCATAATTTTTAGCTATTGGATCAGTATAAGTTAAAGTGTGTAATTCTTTTAGATCATGTTCTCGGTCTAAAAATTTGTATTCTATTTTTGTCGTATTAAAATCTTTCTTTATCTTTTCACATATTGTTTCAGGATCAAATTCACCGCAGGAGTAAACATCAAACTGAAGCAAGGCGGGGTCTGGCTCGTCCCAGACGTGCATTACTATATGAGATGTTTCAATGATTGCAGCACCTGTAATTCCACGATTCCCGATCATATGAGAATACTTCACGTATGGTCCTAACATAACCTTCATACCTATTTCTTCTATAAATTTCTTAAACCACTCTGTAAGCACAGCTTCATCCATTGGAGGATTTTTAGCTTCTGCTCGGACTATTAAATGTTTGTGTACTAAAATATTATTCATTAACGCGTCATACAACTTTTTGAAATTAATGCAACAAATTATTTTTAGACAAGAGGAGAATAAATTACCTTGCCATCTTGTTTAGATGCTTTAAGATATTGTCGTCTATTTTTGGCAGCAGAATAGCTACAATGAATCCATCCAGAGTTAGGTTCATCAGGAGTCCAAAATTCAAGTATACATTGATCGTAGTCAAGATTTTTAACTATCCAATCACTTACATCCTTATTAGAAAGACCAAATACCTCAAAATCTGCAGCTTCTCCACGAGTGTGTTGACTCTTTGAAGATGATCCTATTCTTTCACAAAGCTCCGCTGAACGATACCCAGAACTAACTGTTATAGGTAAATTAAAATTATCTCTTACTGGCTGTAGTATGTATTGGCAAAGTAGTTGTAGATTAAAGATGTGATCTTCATTTGGTTCGTTTGGTATTCCAAGTCTTATTGCTTCTTGAGATTTTGTTAACTCTTCTAACGTAAAGTTGTTACTTAACTTCATTTAAGTTTAAATAGGATAGCTATGAGAGTTAATGCGAGTGCGCCCATTCCTGTAAGCATGGCTTTTTGAATCCAATCTACTTTCTTTTCTATTTTATAGATAGCACAGCTCATGTGTTTAAGATGATTATTTTTTATTACGGATATATCTTTTTTAAGATTATCTACTCTATTGTATAAATCTACCATATGTTCATCTAGTCTTGATTTTATAATTCTTTTCATGTTGTTCTTTGTTTTTGTCTAATTGCTTGTTCAGTCGGTGATAATAGCGCTTGTTCTACGGGTGTCAACCTTGTTACAGGATTAACTTGATTACCCGCTACAGCTGTAGGTAAATTAATTTGGCCATATCCTGGTATTTGAGTAGGATTTGGTAATGATGGTAAAGACGAAACTGGCTCTAAAGTAGGTTCAGCTAGGTTTTTAAATGGGTTTTCTATTTCAGGTATGTTTTCTTCTGTTAATGGAACTCTAGATAAAGTTCTTTGAATATTAGAAATAATTGGATTAGCACTTATTAAAGGATTTGGTTGCCCTATTTTTGCAGCATTTTCAGCAAAAGTTTTCTGAACATCTTCAGATATAGTATAAGGAATAAATACACCAAGGTTAAGATTATTATATTCGTTTTGAGAAATTCGTTCTGCAACTATTTTATTTACTTTTTGTTTAGGTGTATTTAAAATTTCTGCTGCTTTTAAATCTTTATATAAATCTTTTTTAACTCCAAATATTGCTCTATTAGCATTTATATATGCATCAACAATTTCTTCTGGTGTTACAGGTCCGCCTCTTAAAGTATTTCTTGTAAATAATTGTCTTGATTCTCTAACTCCTTTTTGAAATTCAGCAACTTTAAAATTTAATCCACGTTCCACGTTTAAATTAACAGGTCTAAATCCTGTAAAACCAAGTAATTCATCTTTCAATTCATAAGATTGACCATATTTATCATATTTACCTTTTTCAATTATATCTATTGGTTCTGAAGCTAAATCTAATCTTTTAAATTGAGGATAAGAAAATGGAGCTTGTGTTTCAACTAAATGTTTAATACCAGCCATAATTTTATTTCCTTCTGTATCTTCAGGATTAAATACTTGATTACCTTCTCTTGTTCTTCCACCTCTTACAAATAAATCTGTAATTGCTTCTGTCCATATAGCTTCTTCAACAAATGGTTTACCAAGTTCACTAGATGCTGTTATTAAACCTTTCATGAAATCATCCATAATTCCATCTTTATCTGTTCTTCCTGAAGCAATTGCATTAATAACAGTTTGTATGGGTCTATATAAAATATCATAAGCGTTAGCATGACTAAAATCTACATATTTTAAATCACCAGTTTCCTTATCTCTTATTGGAACTAAAGTTGAATTTTTAGACCATAAAGGAACATATCTTCTTAAAGCTTCTAATTCTTCATCTGCAACATCGTATAAAACTTTAGCCGTTTCTACTACGGCTAATGGAACTGCAATAGAAGTTGTGCCCATTCCTATTAATCTTTGATAACCAATACCTGCTAATGGTCTTACTAATTCACCTTTATCGTTTTTAACTTGTGTTGTTATTTCATCTATACCTCTTCTAACTATATTTGTAGACGTTCTTAATATTTCTGCAGGAAAAGATACGAAGTTACCAAAAGGTAATTTACGTAATCCTTTTATAAAATCTCCAACATAATCATAATTTGGTATATTATTTCTAACAATATCTGCTGCTTCTTCTTCTAATTCTTTTACTGTTTTGTTTATCCCTGATTTAGAATAAGCATTACCTAATCTTTGTTTTTCCATGGCCCAAGATGTAATTTTCCAAAAATCATCTTCTGCTGTATATAAATCTTCAGAAACTTTTTTAATTTTAGACAAAGGTCTTAACATTAATCTTAAAAATTTATCTGAATTAATTGTTTCTCCAAAACTAATATCTTTTAATAAATTATTTAAATCACCAAGCGCAACGTTTTTATTAACAACACCTAACTCTAATAATCTTCTGTATAATTCATTGTTTTGTCTTGTTCCCGGTAATGCAGTTTGTAGTGCAGAATATGCTTCGCGCATTGCTGTAGGTGTAGGTATAATACCATTTGCTGTTGCAAATGCTCCAGCACTAACAAAATTTCTTACATGTGTTACCGGAGATAAAACAGTTTTAGCTAATTGAGAAGTTGCTTTTGGATATAAAATTAAATTTTCATATATTTTACCAATAATACTATCACTTCTTGTTTGTGCTGCTGTTTGTTCTAATGCATCCGCAATTTCATTAATTGCATATTTACCATTAACAGGATTTGTAATACCTGCTTCCAATGCTTTATTTGGATCAATACTAATTTTTCTAAAGTCAGGTCCTAAATTTTGTAATGCTTCTTCTTCTGTATCATAAAATATACCTTTACCTCTTTGTTTTAGCTCATCTGATTTTGAAACAAGATCTTGAAAAAATTCATTACGTCTTGTTATTAAAGATAGTCTAGCAGTTCCACCTAATATTGTTTGCATAGGATTTTTAGTTTTACCCAATAGTTCTTCTACAATTTTTCTATTTTCCACAGGTAAACTACTCAAAGATGCAAATCCTCGATCTGTTACTGCATCATCTAATACTGTTTTACCTACAAAAAAATCTGGTATTTGAAATATAGGATCTGATGGTTTATCCATTCTAAATCCTTTTGGAAGTCTTGCTGTTTTAACTAAACGATCCACAAAGTAATTTGCTTGTTCATCTGTAATAGGTCTACCATTTTGTAAAGCAACTTGTTTAAACATTTCTTTTGTTTTATCAATTGCTTGTTCTGCAGGTTTAAAATTAAAAAAAGGTATTAAAGATTTATTTTGAAATATATCATAAGTAGAACCTAAATAGTTTTTAAATTTATTTCCAAATAATTTT